TTAAGGGCAAACTCCAGCGGCTGGAACTTGGCGTGTTTCAATCAGAGGCGCTTCAGCAGGCGGCGATAGGTCGTCATGTGCTGGAATTGCTTCAGCAACAGCAGTCACTGACGCTTGAAACGCTGCTGGACTCATTACGTCAGGAGGCAACAAGCGGCACGCCTGAGTTGCGACGAAAGCAGGCAGCGCATCTGGTTGAGCATCTGCTTGCGCTGACCAGTCGCGGCTGATTTGTTCCGCGTAGCTTTGAAGGATACCGTGAATAGCAGCAAGACCGCCCTGTGCATCTGAGTGGGCAAAAGCATTGGCAAGATGATGCGAGTATTGACTTTCATTCATGCCAGTTAATGCCATGTGATTGAGCGCCGCTTCTATCAAGTGGTAAAGGATTTCGATTTCATCGTTCATATTGATCTCCTTAAAAGCCCCTTGTTGCAGCAAGGGGCGGGTGGGTGAAGTGGCTTTCGCCGCTCGTCGGCTGTTTGTGTTGGTTGCCGTTGATGTGATTAGTATGTGACTTTTAAATCACTTTGTAAAGAGTATTTTTGTGACTTTTGAATCACTTTTAAAACAAGAAAGAAAAAGACTGAAGTTGACTCAGGCATCGGTCGCGAATATCGCAAACATAGAAAGAGAGACTTGGGCAAGGTATGAGTCGGGAAAGTTAAAGCCAGGAACTGATGTGTTGCTTGCTTTCGCTAATGCTGGAGCAGACGTGCAGTACATTCTGACTGGAGTACGTAGCAGCACGGTGCTAGCGCCCGATGAGCAATTATTGTTGGAGCGTTACCGCACCGCATCGCAATCCGGTAAGGATGCCATTTTGGGCGCTGCTTTGGGTCAAGGTAGTGGCAGTGGGATTGGGCAGCAGTTCAATGCACCCATCCACCAAATGGCAGGGCGGGACATCCGCAACAAAAAAGATTAAGGCGGTTCATCAGCAATTCAATGCACCTGTGCAGCAGGTGGCTAATCGGGATGTGGTGAACGTGGTTTGTTTATATTGTGTTTTACAGGGAAATAAATATGAAGACACTCGCACAAGTTGCGACCTCTGTTTTTTTGGCAGTCACTTTAGCCGGGTGTGTAGGCACTCCTGTAAAGAAGCTTTCAGAAACAAAGTCCGGTAGTCCTGAGGTGGCTATTAATAAATCGCCATCCACTGTGAAGGCGGCATTAGTTGCTCACATGATAGAGAACGGCTATTCCTTGGATGCGGATACTGAATATCAAGTAAAGTTATCACGCGCACCTACACCAGCCGAGGCTTTTATGATTGGAATGTTCGTAGGTAATGGTTACAGTACAAACAAGATAGTTTTGGAAGATACATTAATTCCATCCGATGGCGGTACTCGCATTATTGGCAAGATGTTCTATTGGGCACAGTTTCCATTCGGACGCATCAATCAACAACCTGCCGAGAACGATATGGAGCTTTATAATCGCCACCAGTTAGAATTGAATGCCGTTAAGGCTAAGCTTGGTGCAAAGTAAATAAACCGCTTAGCGCCTCCCAACCCACCGAGGCGCTATCCTTCATTCCCCTCACCCCCATCCATCGCCCCTTGCCCGTTTATGAACGTTCATAAACACCCTCTCACCGCCCATCTGAAATGAATGACATCGGTTATTTTTAACAACAACCTCTTACCCTCAAACTACCCTCATTTCACTAACTGGCAGAATCCCTATGCCCCGTAACCCCATGCCCCAACACGGGCAAAGCTCCGTCTCGTCTCTGGCTCAACTAGCCCCCGCTTGGTTTGCAAAAGCCAACCCCAATCAATGCTGCATCATCAAAACCACCGCCACTACCGCTCGCGTGCAGGGTGTCTCTATCGTGGTCGGCAATGTCATGCTGCACATCGAAGACTCCCCGATTGCCATGCCTGCCCCGCTCACCCTTGGCACGGATTATTATGTTTATGTCTGCATGGATGGTTACCTAGTCGCTTCCGCCAATCCTGTCGCCCCAGAAGATTACGTCGCGACAGAATGTCGAGTCTTGGGTGGTTTTCACTATGGCGCCATTCCTGAGGGTACGACTGTGGCCAGTGGGCAGTTTGCGAGTAGTGGGACAGGCATGATCTGGACGCAGGCAGACGTCAATCAACTGGTAGGCATCAATACATGGTCATGCTGGGATTTGAACTGGCGTCCGCGTTCTAATCCAAAGGGCATGGCATTGGTTCCAGAAATCAATGCATGGGTCGATATTTATCTGTGTAGCACCGATCCTGATGCAGGTACTTCACGGCACAATGTAACCGCCGCCTCGGGTATGTACTTGCCTAAAATCCCCCTGAGTCGAGGTGGTAATGGTTCTGCAAGCTATGCTCGCTTAGGCTGGTGGGAGGCCGCTGAAATCGCAGCCAGTCAGCGCAAGCGATTACTGCATGAGTGGGAGTTCAATCAGGCAGCCTACGGTGTAACTGAAGAAACATCCATGTCAACAGCACCACAGCAACTAACAACTGCATTTACCCCTAGTTTTGTATCTAAATACGGACTACAGCAAGCAGTGGGCTGTCATTGGGTGTGGGGCGCTGATCACGGTCAGCGCGACATGGGTGCGGCGGCTTCAGCTTGGGGCTGGCAAGCTCAAACAGCAGGGCGAGGTAGTCTGTATATTGAAACTGCGACATCTGATGTGCGAGTGCTGCTAGGCGGTGCTCGCGGTGTTGGCTCTATCTCTGGGTCGCGTTGTACGCTTTGGTTCTACTATCCGTGGGCCAGTAGCTGGAATATTGGGTTGCGTGCCGCCAGTGACCACTTGTTACTTGTTTAGTGGAGCGGAAGCGACACGATGGATGATTTCAATAGAAATCCCTAAAGCTCCAAGACTAATAACTCGCGTTATTTTATCTCTAGGCTCATAGCTCGCTAATCTGGCGGTATGAGCAAACAGCAGTCTCTTACTTATAAAACCATAGCCGAAGCGCCCATGCGCGGCGAGTTTCTCGTCGCGCTGCGGCTTACCAGTACGTCGGACGGTGCGACAACGAAGCGGGTGCAGATTTTACCCAGCGGCACTTTCCGTGCGCGGGATGGTCGGCCCGGCACGATGTCAGACTGCACTGCCACTCATTGGTATTTGGATGCGTCCATTGCTGCCCGCCTGATTGCCGACTTTAATGCGACTAGCATGCCATTGCTGTTTGACTATGAGCATCAAACGCTCAATAGCGAAGCCAATGGCCAGCCAGCGCCGGCGGCGGGCTGGGGGGTGCAGTTGGCTTGGCAGGAGGATGGTTTATATGCCGAAATGCAGTGGACTGAAAAAGCGCGTTCACACATTCAGGCCGATGAATACCGCTTTATCTCCCCTGTGTTTGAGTTTGACCCCCAAACCGGTGCAGTGCTGCGCTTGCTGCATTGCGCACTCACGAATTTCCCTGCGCTAACCGGCATGAATCCGGTGACGGCGCGACATGCTGACTCTATCGATCTTGTACAGGTACATGAAATGAAACTGAAACCAGAAACTGCTGCGCTGCTGGGGCTGAGCGATGGGCAGACTGATGATGCAGAGGCGCTACACAGCGCTATTGCTGCATTAAAAGCTAGCCCACCAGCCCAGACAGCCACACTGTCTGCCACTCCAGATCTCGCCCAATATGTGCCTGTGAGCGTAGTTGAAGAGCTAAAGCAGCAACTTGCGGCACTCACGGCTACACAAAATAGCAATGAAGTTGCTGCATTAATTAAGCAGGGCAAAGAAGACGGCAAGCTGTTACCTGCTCAGGAAGCATGGGCGACAGAGCTTGGTAAGTCCAATGTGGCTGCCCTACGCCAATACCTGTCGGCAACTCCAGCGGTCGCTGCGCTAAAAGGTAATCAAACTGGCGGGAAGGCGCCAGCCGCCAATGAATCTGCTGGGCTATCAGATGCAGAGCGTGAAGCGGCGCGCATTGGTGGTTGGGACGCGGGTGTATTTGGAGGGGGTAAATAATGGCAGCTATTACTGCGGCGCTGATTCAGGCGCTAAATACAGGATTTCGTGCTGATTTCCAAAATGCATTCAATGCTATGCACGGGCAAACACATTATGAGCGGGTAGCCACGATTGTACCCTCTAACACAGCCAGCAACACCTATGGTTGGTTGGGTAATATGCCAATGCTCCGTGAATGGGTGGGTGATCGCTCTGTCAAAGATATTAAACAACACGGGTATCAAATCCTAAATAAGGGCTTTGAATCCACGGTGAGTGTGAAGCGTACCGACATTGAAGATGATCAGGTAGGTATTTATCGTCCATTAATGGAGGGTTTGGCTAAGGCGGCAGCTCAGTTTATGGATCAGCAGATTTTTGGTCTACTCAAAAATGGCGATACCCAGCTTTGCTATGATGGGCAATTTTTCTTTGATGTGGATCATCCCGTGTACCCGAATACCGATGGTACGGGTACTGCCAGTATGGCCAGTAACTTTACGGCAGGTGCAGCCCCTGCTTGGTATCTGCTGGATATCACCAATATCATGAAACCATTCATTTGGCAGTCCCGCAAAACAGCTCAGTTTACCATCATGACTGACAATCAAGATGAGCGTGTCTTCATGAGTAATGAGTACCGCTATGGGGTCGACCTGCGCGGTAATGCGGGTTATGCATTCTGGCAGCTCGCGCATAAGTCAAAAGCTGCACTGGATGCCAATAGCTATGCCGCAGCCCGCGCCGCAATGATGTCACTCAAAAGTGATGGCAATCGAGAGTTGAATATCAGCCCATCCCTATTGGTTGTGCCACCTTCTCTTGAAGGAGCGGCACGCCGCTTGCTGAAAAAGGATTTGGACGGCGGCAATGAATGGTATGGCACGGCAGATGTGCTAGTCACTCCGTATGTGATTTGAGGTGAATAATGAGCGAAGAAAAGAAACCCATTACTCCAATGCCCGATGCGGGCAAAAACACTATCAAGGTAACGGCTCGCGGCGTGGAATCGCGTTATCGCGCCGGCCTGCAGTTTAGTAAAGAGCCTAAGGAGATAACTGTTGATGCCAAGACGCTAGCGGCATTAAAAGCTGACTCCTATCTGCAAGTTGAAGTGCTGACCTAATGTATTGCACACAGGCCGATATTGAGAAACGCATTGGTTTGGCCGAGCTGTTGCAGCTCACTGATCGCAGTCGTTCTGGGCAGGTTGATACTGATGCGGTCGCAGCGGCGATTGTGGATGCTGCGACGGAGCTGGAGGTGTATTTGACGGGGCGTTACACCCTGCCATTCGCCAGCGCCCCGCCTGTACTCGTACCGCTGGCCGTTTCACTGGCCGTGTACAACCTGTTTAGCGCACGGCGCGGTGGCGGCATGATTGATGATGTGCGCAATCGTTATCGCGATGCTATTCGACTATTGGAAAAAATCAATAGCGGGGAAGTGTCGCTGGGTGTTGTCCCGGTATCGACAGCGACTGAAACCGAGATTGTCATGCAGTCCGCACCTAGTGTGTGGTCACGCACGCCACTGGGGGATATATGAGCTTGCTGCAACTGGATGAAGCGGTGCTAGCACAGTTGCAGGCCGTCAATTTGGGAATCACGGTTGAATCCTTCCCAGAACGCCCCTCCGAGTATTCGTTACTAGACCCAGTGGGTGCAGTCTTGGTGGTGATTAGTGGCAGTCGTTTTAGTGCGACCGCCAATCAAGTGGGACAGGAACGACGGACGCGGGTGGTCATCACACTGCTGATGCGCAACCTGCGCACCCATACTGGAGCGTATGGGGTCATGGATGCAGTGCTGGATGCGCTGCTGGGCTGGATGCCCTCTGAAGGAGGGTGGCAACCCTTGGTTGCCATCTCCGATCAGTTTGTTTCGGAAGAGTCTGGTGTCTGGCAATACGACATGGTGTTTGAATCCAGTCGCTATGTCATGAGCCAGTTCAATCCGTGTTTGCCTTTCTAATTTACAGGACGTAATCATGTCATTTAAACAAATTGTTACCACTAGCGCTGCCCAAATCATGGCGCAGAAATTAAATGCGGCTAGCCAAGCGGCCTTTATTCAGACCGTAGCAGCGCGTGTTAAAGCAGCTCGCGAAAACGTTGATATTGAGCTGAAAAATCAGGTGAATCAAGCTCTAGCGAAAGCGAATGAAGCATTGACGAAAGCAAAAGTGCTGGATTCATTTGAGCAAGGCCAGCTCGAAGAAGCTTTTGTTCAGTTTCTGACTACTAGTGGTCTGCAATCTATACTAGGTGCAATGTCCTTCAACATTGACGGGCAGTCTTACACGCTTGCATCGGTGATTGAACGGCTAGTACAAAGTGACAAGATTGCAGAAGAGGGCTTTACCTTCAATGCGGACGGTTTTGTGGATAGTGCAGTATATAAGCTGCAAGATGGCTATCAAGCACAAATGTCCTATACCCGCACCGATTTGGTTGACCCTATGACGGGTTTGGCTAGCGGCGACATTCAGTTTGATGGCGTGTCTAATGACTGGCGGGGTTTTCAGGTTGCCGAGCGTTTCGTATTCCGTCTAGTCAAGCAGACTGTGAGTGTCGAAGGCGTGCCTTACGAGCACGTGACTGATCATCAATTAGTATTCCGCTCTCATATCCAATACGACATCACCAGTCTATTGACACCTGCCGCACCGATCGCGGGTAACGCACCTGATCTAAACGGGGATGGTGCATTGGGTAATAGCACGCCTATTACTGAGCAACCTGTTGCGCCGGATGCAGTGCTAACTCCCGCTGAGCCTATGGTAGGCGAACCGGTTATTGAAGAGCCAGTTGTTTAGTCATTGAATTGTGCTCAGCTTGATAAGCTGGGCGCTCTGAGGAGTAATTAACATGCCCGCTATTATCAATCCCAAGCAGCATGGTATTTTCGTCGCGCTGGAAACAGTACCGGGTACGTATGTTGCCCCTGTGGCGGCCAGTTATTTGGCAACAAATGATTTGAAGGTTGAGCCTAACCAGACGGACAAAGAGTCGTTCATGCTGGATTCGCTTAATCGTCCGGCATCTATCACGGCAGTTAAAAAGCGCCACACTAAAGTTGGCTTCAAAGTGCCTTTGCAGTGGGCGAATGCTGCACCTACCACTAGCTCTGATTTGTTACCGATTGATTTGTTGTTGCAGATTTGTGGTGCAACTGCACCTAATGAGGTGACTAGTACGTCAGCAGGAGTGAGTTATACCGAGCTTGCGTCCGCATCAAGTGTTCCATCTGCTTCTATTTCCTATCGTCGCACCCGTAGCGCTGCTGCGCAGTGGGAGCGCAAGATTGCGGGTTGTCGCGGTTCGGTCGGCTTTGAATGGGAGTTCGGCAAAATCCCGATGTTCTTGTTTGAGTTGTTGGGTGGTCATATTGATATTGTGCAAAGCGGGTCGCTGGCGGGCAGTGCGACGGCGCTGTTGACTAATTTAGGCTTGGCATCCAGTGCGGCCAATACTGCGAATGTGCAAATCAACGGCAAGGGTTTGTGTCTTTACAAGATGGCCTGTAAAAACTTATGGCGCACCAAAGCAAGTTTTCAAGATTCTTTGTGCGGGTCGGGAGCTTTAGCGGATTTGGAGTCTGAGGCTGAAACGACGCTAACTTTCCGCGCCAGTGATATTGCATCCGCTGCAGAGTTTAATTTCGATAGCTACTTGGGCGGCACATACCCCTACACGATTACCTGCAAAGGTGACGGCACGTTTGCAGCACGGCAATTGATTTTCGACTATCCAGCAATGAATGTGCGTGATGTGAAAGAGGTTGATCTTCCTGATAATACGCTCGGTATTGAAATGACACTGGGGCAAGTCGAAGCCCTGACACTCACTCATCTATAAGGACTGTAATCATGTTTAAAGGTATTACCCCATTTGTGCGCGACACGGTTTACGTGATGGAGGGTGAGCAAGAAGTGGCTCGACTGACGGCTGTCTGGAAGCGGCCTGATAAGAAAAAACGCCAGCAGCTAGCCCTAGCGCGTTTGCAAGATAGCATGGCGCTACAGGGTATGAATCAGCAGCTAGAGCAGGCATCAGCACTAGATGATCAAGCCAGTATGTCGGTTTTGGAAGAGAGCCTCAAAAAGGCGGCAGCCGTAGAAGAGGCTACTAAGAAGCGGATTCGGGAAAACTTGCATGCTTTAGAAGGCTTGGCTGATGCATCGGGTGTCGCACTGAACTACACCCCAGAGTTGCTTGATCGAGTCATGGAATGGGATGAATACCTTCGCCCACTCTCGGCGTCACTCGGACGAGTAGTTGATTTTGCAACGGTGGAGCAGCAGGAAAAAAACTCATTGACACTGGCTTCTACTGGGCCAGACTTTCCGCCCGAGGTACTGGTGAAACAACAGCCCTTGCCGACGATGCCGCCTACTACGGAGTCCGCCGAGAGCTAATTCAAGCTCCAGAACCAGATTTCGAGGTCTGGTCTGACAATTGGGAAGCGTTCATAGTCTTCCTTGAAATCAATAGTGAATGGAAATATCCACCGATGGGTGGAGTGCCGTTGGGGCTGGATGCGGTGGCGGTGTTCGCATGGCTTGAATTATCAGGGCGAAAAAAAGACGCGCAGATTTTATGGCCGCAACTGCGGCTCATCGCACATGGAGCGGTGAGTTACTGGCAGGCGATGCAGGACGAAATGGGGATGGGCGATGATGGATAATAAAATCAGCCTTCGTGTCGATCTTGAGACTTTATCAGCTCGTAACGAACTAGAACGCTTTAAGCGGGCGGTATCATCGTTTGCTAGTGATACGCGCTCACTCGCCACAGGCCTGCAGCTTAATGTAAATGCAAGCTTTGATGATGCAGCTGCTCGCACTGGTATACAGGCTCTGCGGAGTAGCTTACAAAACAGCCTGCGTATTGACATTGGCACTACACAAGCCCTCTCTGAATTAGAACGTCTCAAACGTTCTGTATTATCATTTATTAGTGATACGCGCTCACTCACCACGGGTTTGCAGCTTAATGTAAATGCAAGCTTTGATGATGCCGCCGCACGCGCCAGCATTCAATCATTCCGCGATAGTTTGCAAAGCCAGACCGTGCGTATCCGCATTGATGTGGATGGTGCGGGTACAGCGAGTGCTATTCAGCAGGTGCGTACATCCGTAGTAGCACTTACCGCTGCCACAGCCATCGCTCTGCCTATCCTGCGTGATTATAATGATGAACTAGATCGCATCCGAACCAATGCCGATACGGCTGCTGATGCGATTCGCCGCGCTGCGGAGCAACAAGAGCGCTGGCGGCGGGCAGGGGGAGGTGGTGGCGGCAATGGTGCCGATCAGCGCTCGCATACCTTTGCAGTGATTGCAATGGCTCAGGCTTATTCGGGTTTGGCGAGTAAGTTGCTCATTGCTAAGTCAGCAATGGCTGTATTAACGGCGACCGCAGCCGGTGCAGCGCCTGTCTTAGGTCAGATGGCGGCAACGGTAGGAATGGCATTTGGCACGGCGCTAGCCACTGCGAATGTGGCGGCGATGTCCAAGGAGTTGCAAAAGCTAGCAGAAAATACCGGAACATCGGCGCAGGCGCTGCAATCGTGGCGGCTGGCTGCTCGGTTTGAGGGCGTTACAGCGGGGCTAAATGAACTAGGTGATGTAGGCGCTGTCTTTACTGACTTGTCTGAAAAAATGGACAAGCTTGGCACAGAGGATGGTGAGGATTTTGCCAAAGCCTTAAAAGCGATCGGCTTAAATGCATCTGAAATCAAGGCGGCCAAGCCTGAAGAAGCCTTGCTAAAAATCGGCGATGCCCTTTCAAAAATCAAAATGTCCGACCGTGATAAGTCGGCTTTCTTGGCTTATATCTCCAAAGATGCTGCCAATCTATTACCACTCTTGCAGCAGAATGCGCAAAAGTTTCAGGAGATCCAGGAATACGCAAATGCTGTCGGTGCTATCCAGTCCGACACTCAGTTAGCCGCCATGAAGCAGACTAATACCGAACTCAGCTATTTCAAGGTGGGCTTGGAAGGTGTTCAAACTCAGCTCGCCGCCGTCGGCTCGAACGTCATTAATACTTTAGGCCCCAACATCCGCCAGCTCTTCATTGATGCACGAGCACCGCTTCAAGCGTGGTCTGCTGAAGTCAATACGACCCTAGTCAAATTCAAGGCCGATCTCGATAATGGCGGCTGGGGTGTGGCGTTCAGCAATATGTTCCAAAGCGCCTATCCTACGCTGCATCAATTTGTTTCATCAGCGGCTGACTTTGGGCGCGGCTACGGACAGGCTTTTGTTGCGCCCATGCTCACTGAGCTAAAGGCAGCGTATGCGGGTATTAGCTCTAGCCTTGCGGGTGCAGGGGGTGCGGAAGCCTTGGGGCGTGGCATGGGGGAGGCTATGCAGCCGGTGATTGCGATTGCTCACAACGTCGTCGGCGCGGTGAAACTATTGATCGGCAACTGGTCAACCCTAAAAGAAGTGGCTTCTTACACCCCTGTCGGATTTGTAGTGGCGAATTGGGATAAGGTGGTATCCGTTTTCACATCAGTCGGCAATGGTATTCGGTCAGTCGCTGAAACCTTTGGTATTTTGAATCCAGCAACCACCACTAGCGCTAGTGGCGTGCAGGTGTTTTTGGCGGCGCTGGGCGGTTTATTGGCTGCTAGCGCCTCCACTAAGCTAGCACTGGGATTGGTCGGTGCGGCGGTTAGTACGTTTGCGTTTGCACTTGGTCCGGTAACATCAATAGTCGGAGTGGCAGCAACAGCAGCTTTTGGCGCCTTGGCAACAGCACTTGGTATAACTACAGCGCAACTAAAGGTGATGGCAATCGCAGCACTTACCAATCCCATTACATTAACAATCGCCGCTATAGCTACTGGTGCGGCGCTGCTGTATGCCAACTGGGATAAGGTTAGCGGGTGGTGGAATAGCCTGTGGAGCGGTCTAAAGTCGACAGTTAGTAGTGCATGGACATCAATAAAAGCTTCCGTTTCTGAAACCAGCACCAGTATTAAGCAAAGTATCTCCAAAACGTGGACTGATGTATCAACTAGCGTCGGCAGTGCTTGGGGTAGTATCAAGCAAGGCGCCGCCAGCGCATGGACATCGATTGTCCCCGTAGTGAGTACTGGTTTAAATGCGTTTCGGCAAGCGCATGTATTGGCATTTGAGGCGGTCAAAGGTTTAGTAGGCTCGTTGTGGTCGGGCGCTGCCAGTTTGACCAAAGCTGGATTGAGTGTAATTAGTGGTGTCGCTGCGGCAGGCTGGTCAGTCGTCAAGCAAGGTGCTGAGCTAGCGGGCAATGGCATTAAAGCAGTAGTGACGGCGTGGTGGGGTGCTATTCAAACTACATTCTCTGGCGCTTGGACTACTTTAAAGACGATTGTCAGCACCGGCTGGGAAGGTATCAAGGCGATCTTCAAAGCAGCGACACAGGCACTTCAAGCCGACTTTACGGGAGCTTGGGTGGCGATTAAAAATGGCGTATCCAGCTTCGTCTCTGATGTAATTGCAGTTTTACGCAAAACGGTCAGTGATTTTATCGGTATTGGCAAGGACATGCTAAGTGGTTTGGCGCGTGGCATCGCCGATGGTGCAAATGCGGCGATTAATAAAGCTAAAGCCGTTGGTGCGGATATTTACAATAGTGTTAAAGGATTCTTCAAGATTCAATCCCCCTCGCGTTTAATGGCGGGCTTGGGCGTTGAAGTATCTGCGGGTTTGGCAGTTGGTATTCAGAGTGCGGGTGGGCAGGCGGTTGAGGCTGCTGCATCCGTTTCGGTTTCGATTGCAGATGAGTTTAATAAGCTCGCTGGGTCTGTGAATGATGCTCTAACAGGGGCATTCATGTCGCTAGACTTCAGTAACCTTGGTTCTAGCCTATCAGGCATATTCAAGCAACAGGTTATCCAGCCGCTGCTCTCATCAGCGTTGCAACCCCTGTCATCAGGAGTCGCTAGTTTATTTGCAGGGCTAAAAAATAGCCTGGGTTCAGCTTTGGGGCTGAGCGGGTCTGGTGGTGGCATTCTCAGTTCAATCACTAGCGCTTTAGGTCTGGGTGGCTCAAGCTCTGGCAGCGGCCTACTGGGCAGTATTACCAGTGGCTTAGGTGCACTGTTTGGCGGTAGTGGCTCAGTCACTGGGGCACTCGGTGGGATTGGTTCTGCTTTAAGTGGTTTTGCTTCAGCATTAGGCCCTATCGGGATTGCAGCCGGTGCGATTGCGGCAATTTCTAAAATTATCGGCAGCCCCAAAGGCAATATCGTCTTTGGGCAAAACATGCAGCAAGGCCAGCAACTCACGGGACAAGGCGGTCATGCAGGCCAAGAGCACTATCGCCAGTCCATCTTTGGATTGCTTGGCGCGACTTTAGATTCCAACAAAATCGGACGGGAAAAGGACTTCGTGCCTAAATTCCACGTCATGATGGATCAAATGGTTGCGCTGGATCAGATGATTGCCAGTGCCATCCCTAGCTCTATCAATAACATCAAAGCGGCATTACAAGGCGTCACGCAGAGTGGCTTCAGCACTAGCGACATGCTCAAAAGTCGCTATACGGCGGTGTTTTCGGCGCTGCCTGAAGAGCTTCAAAAAGCCATGCAGGGTGGGAAAAACCTCATGGCGGGCACGGCTGAAGAGATCGTCGCCCGCTTCGGGCTGATGGCCGCCGCCGCTCAATCGGTTGTACCTGCCTTAGATCAGTTAGGGGTGAATACAGGCAAGACCCGAGAATCAGCCATTGCCGCTGCATTAGGCTTGACGGACTTGATGGGCGGTCTTGATAAGGTTAAAGAATCCGCCGCCTTCTATTATCAAGAGTTCTTCAGCGAAGAGGAGCGCAAAGCGCAAGCACTGCGCAAAGCCTCGGCGGATGTATCAGCCTTCAATCAATCTTTAGGCTTAACTGGTTCAGCAGCAATCAATAGCCACGCTGAGTTCCGAAAATATATTGAGTCACTGGACTTAACAACCGAGGCAGGCAGGAAGGCTTACGCGGCCGCGATGGCGGTAGCAGGCAGTATGGATATAGTGGCTGATGCGTATAAAGCCAAAGTTCTGGTATTACAACAAGCCTTGCCCGCCCTCGAAAACCTTAATCTACGCATCGGTAGCACGGGCAATTCAGCGCTGACGGCGGTCAATGGGCTGGCTTCATTAATGGGTGGAATTGATAACCTGACTAAGGCGGCTAACACGTATTACGATCAATTTTTCACAGATGAAGAGAAGAAAAAACAGGCGTTGGCGAATGCCGCCGCCGATGTGGATCGTTTTAATAAAACCCTTGGTCTATCGGGCAAGAATGCAATTGATACCCATGCGGAGTTTAAAAAGTACATTGAAAGCCTAGATCTTCAAACTGAGGCGGGTCGTAAGGCTTACGCGGAGGCCATGAAAATTGTCGGCAGCATGGATGCGCTCGCTGACACAGGTAAATCACTGGATGAAGTGATCGGTTCACTACCTAGAAAGCTCTATGCAAAAGCGTTGGCGATGGCGGGCTTGAGTGATGCGGTTGATAAAGCGGCAACCGGCTCAACCGATGCGCTGAATGATGTGAAGCGCACAATGACGGGGCTAGGTACGGCGGCCGGGAAAACAGCACTGGCGATTGAAGATTTCGTAAATAAAGCACTAAAAGCGGCGGGTCTTCTGAATACCGCCAATCCGACGGCAGGCAAAAACAATAATAATGGCGGCGTGGATGGTAGCCATGCCTCTGGGTTGGGTTATGTCCCGAAAGACGGCTATATCGCAGAGCTGCACAAAGGGGAAATGGTGCTGACAGCTAATCAGGCGGCGCTGTACCGAATGGGAACTGGGGGTAATCAGATGGCAGTTTCTGTGCGTCCACAATTAAGCATTGTTGTGAATAACAACGCATCTACAAAAGTAAGTATCAAGGAGTCGACTGATGCAGCAGGTAATACGACTGCAGTGATGACTATTGACGACATTGAAACGGCTATTGCAGATCGTGCGCGGCGCGGTAAGGGGTTGGCGGGTACATTTGCAACGGTGGGGCGGCGTTGATTATGTCGCTGATTCCTACGCTGCCTATCACCATCACACCGCGCCGCAATGTGCATTGGGCTGAGCGCCTACCGGTGGGGCGGCTTATCAATGAATCTCTCTGGCTGGATATCGATTGCCAGTTTTTGACTGAGACTAATGCAGAGCGGGCTGCGCTGGCGGCGATGACGCTATTTACTGCGCCGACATGGCTGGAGTATCAATTGCCGACCGGCTATCAAATACGCTTACTGAATGAGCCTGAGTATCGCTTTATCACGACAGTTAAAAGTGTAGCATCAGTGAAGTTTGAAGCGAGGTTCATCACTGATCCGTATTCAGCATCCGTGCATTCATCTGCGCCGCCGAGGTGGTTTTTGTGCTCAATTCCGACTAGCTATACAGCGGTTCAACAACCGCGACGCACGACACAGCGTTTTTTAAGTCAGCGTACTCGTGTACTGGAGCGAGCGTCAGGCAACCTATTTCATGTTAATTTATCGGTTCGTGGGCTAACACGTGGTCAATTTTTCGAGTTTTTAGGCTGGTGGAGCAAGGGGTTGAGTTACGGGTTAACCGCGTTTAGTTTTGCAATCCCTGGTGTCGGAGAATCTGCAAGAATTGTGGGTTGGAAGACGGTAAAGCGGGGATTGTTTGATCTTGAACTCAATTTAAGGATGACTTGATGCCATTATTGCTAGATACCATCGAGTTCAAGTGTGGGTATGCGTCTATTCGCTGCGTCCGGTCATATGAGGATATGGCGGCGGGTGTATTTAGCAGCCCAAAGCATTTAGATGTTGATGAGCAGCCGACCTCTCTTTGTTTGACAGCTGATGATACAGACGCTGACTGTTTAACCGCCAGTGCGTTTAGAGCGCTATCTCACCTCACGGTTGATGAGCGTATCGAATCACCTTGCTTAACAGCTGATCAAACCACTACAGCTCAGTGCCTGCTTTCAGATTACATTCATGATTCTGAAGGATCGGGCTTGTATCTACCCCACGAATTTGAAGTGACTGAACCAGATTTCGCAGTGAATACCGTGCCGCAAATGTCAATCGCGCTATTAAATGTTAGTGATACCGTGCGCTCATGGTTGGAATTGTATGTTTCAGTGGGAGGCATGATGGCAATATTTAGGCGTTTTCAGGATGGCGTTATTGTTAAATCCGTTGCTTTTCCGGTTATTGATAGTAAGTTCTCCGCCGATCAGATCGTATTGACCGCAGAACCTGTCAATATCAATGATCTGCAACTGCATCGCCTGCAATATACGAGTACTCACTTTCCGGGATTGCTATGAGTATTGTGACGACGCAAATTCTGAATTTACCGATACCTCCTTCTGATCAGGATAGTTCACCGACGTATAGTATTCGTGGGCAAACTAATACAGCGCGACTAGGAGCTGTTATACCCATACACTACGGGCGGCATGTGTTATGGCCAGATTTGATCATGACTCCGTTTCGTGAGTATGTGGATGAGGATGAATGGTATTGCCTTTTAGGTTGTGTTGGTGTTGGTAAGATTAGCGCCGAGCAGTGGAGGTTTGGTGAGCTATACTTAGAGTCGCTGCCGCCATCTGATTGTGTTTATCAGATTTATTATCCGGGTGAATCCCCCGCGCTTATGCCAGCCACTGTCTATACGGCAGTTCACAATAGTTTAGATTTGACAACAGTACAGTCGCTAGGAACGATAGTGAATCCTGCTGGTACGCAAGTGACTCAGTTGGCAGTTGACCTAGCGCTGGCTGGATTGGGTTATAACAATGACGATGGCACGATCAGTAGTCGCAGCGTGACGATTATGTTAGAAACACGCCCGCTAGATGCAACTGGGCTACCCACTGCGCCTTGGGTGCTTAGTGCGTCACTGACGATTACCGCCGCTCAAAAAGAACCTGTCCGACGCACATTGAAAGTTACTGTGCCGCCCGCACGTTATGAAGTGCGCATTTATGTTGCTGCACCTCCTAGTGCCGATAGCAAACAAATGGATAAGGTTATTTGGTCGGCCGCCAGAGGATATGACTTTGCTCATCCGGTTTATGGGAATGTAACCTTGTGCGCACTGAAGGTAAAAGCAACGGCATTGACAACAACCGATGACTCTCAGCAATTAAGTTTAATTGGTACTCGCTGGATCAGGCATTGGACAGGTAGCTCATGGGTTGAGCAGGCTAGTCGTTCGATTGTTTGGGCGTTGACTGATGCATACATTAATATCGCCGGATTACCTGTTGAGACATTAAGCCTAACCAATTTGCTATCGATGCATAATAGACTGGAATCGCTGGGTCATCAGTTCGATTATCGTTTTGAGCAGTCGATTAGTCTGTTGTCTGCGCTACAAACCATCGCCCGCGCCGGGCGCTGCCAGCTTGTTCAAGTGAATGGCATGTGGCAATTGGTCAGGGATCAGGCGATAGCGGTAAGCGAGGTTAAAGCGCTATTTACGCCTGATAATCTCGCAGGGTTCTCAATGGGCTACAGGGTTGCCGGGTATGCTGATCCTGATGCCATTGTTGCTGAATATGTAAACCCCAACACGGGTCGATTACACGCCCTACAATACCCCAGTTCAATTGTTGCGGCTCGCCCTGACAATATAAAATTAGCAGGGATTTGTGAGCGTGAACATGCATGGGATGAGGCGGTGTATCTATGGCGTGCCGCTCAGCGACGACGGTATGGTGAATTTACGACCGGACTGGAAGGTAATGCACTGCTGCCGCAGGATGTGGTTATTGTTGCTGCAGATGGCATGGATTGGGGAAGTTGGGGGTATATAGTTGCGCAATCGGATGTCTATACAACCTTAAGTCAGCAGCTGCATTTTGCAACCGGTACATTATTCATTCGTAATCCTGATGGAAGATTGCATAGTAGTCATGTAATCACGGTGCTTGAGGATAAAGTAACAATCACGGGTGTACCTACCCTAACACCGCCATTGCATCACGAAGAGTTGCTTTTTTATATTGCGTACCCAACTGACAAAACGCCGGTTCATTGTCGAATTACATCTGTTGATCCGCAGTCAAATGATTATGTTCGTATAGCGTTTTTAGTTGACGATATATCAGTATATGCTCCACTACCCTCTATGCCGATATCGGCAACCGCATCGGTAGAACCAGCGTCACTGGAGATTCCTTGGTCGAAAGCGGCGGGTATTGCTATTTCAACTGGTTATGATTTGCGCATTAGTTGGGGGAGGGTTGCTGCAGCAGTAGGTGGCTATGTTGTTGACATTCAGCGCTCAGGTGAGACGGGTTGGAGGCGTATCTACACAGGTACCGAGGCTCTATGCTCATCTACAATTGCTAGTGGGCAGTATAATTATCGCATAGCGGCATTGGGCGCTAGACAAGGGGCTTGGCGCACAGGTAGTTTAGAGGCTGGTATTGGCGCCGCTTTGCTGCCCGCTCCAACACCCATGCTAGCATCCGCATTCACAGGTAATGCTCTAGAGGTTAAGTGGGTAGCAATTCCGAATGCGGCTCGCTATCGCGTGGCTGTATATAGATCAGCAGGCTTGACACTGTGCCGCGTTGTTGATGTGAGTGCGCCCAACTTCCGATACACATGGGAGGCAGGGCGTGATGATAGCGCAGGCAGAGCGCTAACAGTGCGTGTATGGGCATTAGATATTGTGGGTAATTTATCAACAGGTTATGGTGAGGTGAGCGCCGCAAACCCACAGGTTACCGCTCTAACTGGGGTGTCCGGTGCTGTGTCCGGTGGTATTGCAGAACTGACATTTATCAAACCCACTGACTCAGATTATGCGGGCATACTGATCTATGTATCTAGCACAAATGGCTTTGCACCTAGCTCGCTCAATCTGTTCTACGAAGGCAATGCTGATAGCATTCGTGTACCTGTCACTCCGGGTACTACTAAATATCTAAAAATAACAGGCTACGACGTGTGGGGACGAGACAATACAGTCATTGTTTCACAATACACGCTGACGGCGGACGGGCTGGGCGGAAGTAATATAGCTGACAACGCAATCACCTCAGACAAGATTCAAGCTGGAGCAATCACTGCTGATAAGGTAGCAGCTGGATCAATCACCGCCGAAAAAATAAGTACTGGATCAATCACCTCAGACAAGATTCAAGCTGGAGCAATCACTGCTGATAAGGTAGCAGCTGGATCAATCACCGCCGAAAAAATAAGTACTGGATCAATCACCTCAGACAAGATTCAAGCTGGAGCAATCACTGCTGATAAGGTAGCAGCTGGATCAATCACCGCCGAAAAAATAAGTACTGGATCAATCACCTCAGACAAGATTCAAGCTGGAGCAATCACTGCTGATAAGGTAGCAGCTGGATCAATCACCGCCGAAAAAATAAGTACTGGATCAATCACCTCAGACAAGATTCAAGCTGGAGCAATCACAGCGAATAAGATAGCTGTCGCTACCCTCGCCGCGATTACTGGCTCGATTGGCACACTAACAACCGGACGGTTATATAATGCTATGCAGACCGCATTATTTGACCTCGACGCAACAGGCACTCAGGCATTTATCAGTTTAAAAGATGCGGCAGGGAGTGTTGCGTTTAGAGTGCGTGCAAACGGGGATTCGTATTTTAAAGGCACCGTTGAATGTAACCAGTTGATTGCTAGCTCTGCAATAATTGGCACGGCCCTTATACAAGATGGTGCAGTATCAAGTGCGGCCGGCGGAGAGTACGCTGCAACACGCTCGATTGGCAATGCTACAACAACGCTACAGTCTATATCGGTGACTGGTAAGGGGACGGGCGTGTCAATGGCATTTGTTAAATGCAGTGGCACGCAGTTCCCCGCCAGCGCAAGTGCAGGATCGTCGGATTCGGGCTATTATCAACTGCCGATCACGATTGCTGTTGATCTGTTGGTTGATGGTGCTGTAGTTGAGAGCGCTATGTTTACAGCAACCGGCACATCAACAACACCTACTCCCACACACGCGGGGGCATGGTCAGTGAGCTTCTTCGCAGATCTGACCGCTTGGAGTGGTAGCAAAACGCTGACATTGCAATCACGTCGCGCGGGTAGTGAGTCAATATCAGTGTCGGGTAACGTAACTAAGAGTAGTATTCGAGTTCTTCAGTGGGGTAAGTGA